CAGACCAATCAAGAATAAAAATTAATCCATGACTCTTGCCATCAGGAACAACTGTAATTTTTTTGAATAAATCTTCGTTGTACTTATAAGTATGTAGTCTAGAGCAGTCTAAGACACCAGTACGAGAAGTAGAAGAACGTGCATATGCACTAGCAGACTTACGACACTCAAATTCTTTTACAAGATAATTAACTTCTTTCTGTGCAGACTTTTTAAACTCAGAATATTTTTTATCAACTTCATAGAATATTTGAGGTCCATATCTAACATTGTCCCAACATTCAGGAACATTCTCATAAACGCGAGAATTATCAATAATAACTGCATCGAGATTAACTTTAGGAATCTCAAGATACTGATTCTCATGGGACTGTTCAGTAGTAAGATCTTTGATGGCATCCTCAAAAGACTTCATTGTCTCAACATCAAAATCACCACTACCTTCAGGACTAGTTGTCTTCTCTGTTACATCTTGGGCAGATCCCTGAATATCATCATCGATAGTATCGTTGGCTCCTTGAACGGATTCATTGGACGGGGATTCATGTTCTCCCTCCTCACTATCTGACTCCTGTGGTTCGGGGGAAGACCCACCATTATTCTGCTGTAATTGTACGCCTGAAGGGGACTCTGGTTGTTCATTCTTGCAGTAGTTATAAATTGCTTCTGAGGCATTCAATACTTCACTGAAGGTCTCACATTCGCGAACCATTGTGAGAAGTGAAGTCTCTTCATCATTAAATGGAATGTTTACATAGTTACCAATCTTGCAGTATAGATTGATTTTATCTGCCAGGTTATAGGTAGAGACATCTTCATCATCGATACCAAAGAAGTCTTCATTTGCCAGTTCTTCATAACCACGATAGAAAGTTTTAGAGAGACCAGCATAACGACGCTTCATCATCTTCTCAATACGAGAGTCCTCAACAACATTCACAATTTGAGGTGGAATCTTACGATCAATACTCCAGTCCTCATCTGGTGTATATAGGGCATGACCAACTTCATGACCCACCAGAAGGTCATATACAGTATTTGATGCTTTATTCCACTGAGGGAGAGTTAGAACTCTAGTATGAACATTGAACTGAGCAGTCTCTACAGAACGATGCTCTACCACCAGGTCTTCAGTGGCAAGGAGTTTTGCAAGTTGTCCTTTGACCTCGTGGTTGATAGTCATCGAGAGTTGTTTTAACTGAATACAGTATACAAAGAAGGGTTGCCCTTAGGACAACCCATATGACGCTTTTTGAACTGGCGCAATGCTTCACGCCTTGCTCTCATTGCTTGAGGTTTAAGTTTTCGTTTTTGTTCTTTTTTTGAATGGTGTTGCCAGTTAGGTGTTGTCATTGACAGTATCTAGAACATTGATAGTAGGACGCCATCCCGTACTACTTAGTAAACTAATGTCTGCAACATTGTCTTGACGTTCTCCAGGGGTCAGTTCTGTAACTGGCAAATGACCCATGCCCATTTTTTTAGCAAGATCCTTAACATATACAGATTTCCCAGAACCAACGGAAACTGGTCCACAAATATTAGCGGGGGCAAGATAGAGAATGGCACGACAAACATCCGTTACATGTATCCAGTCTCGTTTATGATTAGTCACATAGGTTGCAGTCTTATCCTCAAGCATACGATACATCATATCTGAGCGACTATCTGGACCATATACAGTAGTGAATCGCATTCCAACTGAATTGGGTGGTGCCATCTGCTCATTAATCCACTTGGTCATTGCATATGGATTTTCCCAATATTCTTCTTCAACTGCACTAGAGGAAGCATAAAGAAGTCTGGTATTTGTTTCTCTACACCAATCAAATAGTTTTTTTGCATTGACCACATTATTTTCATAGAACTTCTTAGGGTTCTCCAAACTCTCTCGAATATTAGCAAATGCTGCAAGATGAACAACTAGATCATAATCACCACCTCTAAAGTTCTCTACTCCTTCAGGTCTATCAATACCATCTACGTTTAAACTTCCAAAGTTATCTTGTAAGTGAGAAAATACATTCTTACCAATAAACCCCTTATGACCTGTAACTAAAATTTTCATACTGCCATCCTACTAAAACCTTTTATTTTTTCAAATTTTAAAACATTCAAGAACTTATCTCGCATTCCTTCTTTATGAGAGATCACAAACGTGTTAGCATCCTTAATCACAAACCGAATAATTTTCATAAATTCATCAGTTCCAAAACCATCAAGAGATGAATCGAATGTCTCATCAAAAACAATAAGGTTGCAGTTCAATGAGTTCTTGATTTTAGCAATCTCTCTCCAAGTAAAGAGAAGAGCAAGATCAATCCGCATCTTCTCACCTTCACTAAATGAACAGTATGAGAAGTCCTCCTGGATAGGAGATTTGATTGACTCATTAAACTCCTCATCTAAGCAGAAGTTAATAAAGAATTCCATCATCTGCAAGTACTTATTAACTTGACTATTAATAAGGGGCAGATACTTTTTAATGATTTGAGTCTTTACTCCTCCATCTTTTAGGAGGTCATACACAAAATTACAATTTGTAAGTTGATCTTTTTTAGATTCCGTTTCGTTAGAGACAACTTTAAATTGATGTTCTAAATCTTCTAATTTCTCATGTTCAGTATTTCTTTCTGCAAGTCTAGTGGCAACAGTTTGAATTTCCTGTTCAAGATCTCGGACTTGTCGCTGATATCCAGAGATCTTAGTATTGATTTGAGAAATCTCATGTGTAAGGTTGGTAACCTCTTTAGAAACTGTGGAGAAGTGACGCTCTCGCTCTTCTTCCTCTTTAATTGCCTCTTCCAGTTGTACAAAACCAGAACGCAACTCCTTTGCTTTATTTTGAGCGTCTTCAATTCTATTTATTCTAAAGGTCTCTTCAATGGATTGTGTGCAAGTGGGGCAAACCGTATTATCATTAAAAAACTTATGCTCTTCAGTAATTACAGATACTTTTTGAGAGATCTTCCCTTTAAGATTACCCAACTGTCTTAATTTAGAAGTTGCTCCAGAATACTTCTCAAGTTTTTTCTGAGTATCAATTAGTAAATTCTCAATATCTAAAGAATCTTTTAAAAGACTATCTTGAGTATCCGTTAAAGTTTTAATCTGAGTTTTCTTAACTCCCATATCTTCAGCAGCAAGTCTCTCTACCTCACCAATGAAGTCTTTCTGCATCTTAATCTTATCTTCAAGATTTTCAGTTTTATAATCTAAAGTACGAATCTCGTCTTTATTACCTTTAATCTTATCTTTAACAACTGTATTCATAGAAGAGAAGATCTTAATATCCAATAAATCTTCAATCACTTCTCTTCTAGATGCTGCAGGAAGTTGCATGAAGGGAATAAAGTTACTGCTACCTAGAATTACAATTTGGGTAAAAGACTTGTAGTTCATTTTAAGAACTACTCTCTCCAACCAAGTCTGCTGATCCTTTGACGCAGCATCCGAGTTTAGTAGTTCACCATCTTTATAAATTTGGAATATGGTGGGTTTAATTCCACGTATCACTTTCCAAGTAGTATTGCCTATTTTAAATTCGATCTCAACCAGACAATCTTTCTCATTAACAGAGTTAATCAAAAGTGGTTTATTCACACCACGATATGATTTACCAAATAAGGAGAACGTCAATGCATCAAGCATTGTACTCTTACCAGCACCATTATTACCGATAACAAGGGTGGTTGATGCCCTGTTAAATTCTATCTCGGTAAATTGGTTTCCAGTACTAAGAAAGTTCTTGTAACGAATCTTCTCAAAACAAATCATTAATCTTCGTCAGGTGGTATTACAAGGTCATTGGCAGTGATGATAGCGTAATTGTATTCATGCATCTCACAAGTTTGAATCATAAGATCATTATCCACTTCAACAACTTCCAATTCTGGATAGTCTTTATCCTCAAGCATTAGAGAAAAACGAACAGCATCATCTTCTTGTTCAAACATATAAAGGATTTGATTACCTTCACTATTTGTAACTGAATATGCACCTTCTTTATTTTTTCCCGATACGGTAAGGATAAACATATTATATCAACTCACATGCCTGTTTGTAAACTTCATGTATTAAATGTTTAATTTCTGCCTTATTCACAGATGAATCAGAATCGTCAATATATTTACTTAGAATAGAAATAGTATCTTCAGACTCTGGATCATAGTCATCAAAGTTTGTTTCAACATCAACAAAGGTTTCAACAATCTTCATCTCGTTAATATTTGATCCAAGAAGTTTATCAACAAACTTTTCGTATTTTTTAGGATCAGTCTTTTTACGGACAATTAACTTAACAATCTTACCTTCATACTTTCTAGTATCAAAAGTTTGATGTGGAGTATCATCATAATCAATAACCTCATACATTGTATATGGATTGTTGATTTGTTCTAGATTCATAGTATTCGTATCTAGAATATGAAATCCTCTCTCATCACCCATATCATTTGAGTAAATCTCATATGGATTTCCTAGATAGGATATTCGTCCATCTGTTGATCTAGTGTGGTAGTGACCGCTGAAGACATGGGTGAACGACGTAAATAATTTGCCATCAAGACCCTCCTCCATGGTGTGTCCACGATAAGCAGGGAATCCTCGTAGTTCAAGGTGCCCCATCGCGCACTTGCT